CGGCAATTGATGAATGAAGCCAAGGCCGAAAAATACATGGCTGCGGCCTTATCCGTTGATGTTGAAGTGTCCTATTTCTCTATTCAGCCGGAATAACTATGCCTCGCATTACTATCCCTGTTGGGAATGGCTATTACACCGACGAATCAATTGCCATATCTGGCCGTGATTGCGTCAACTTTCGTCCGCATATTCCAGAGTCACAAACCCTTACTGATTCCTGTCTTATTGGTACTGGTGGCGTTGAGCAAATGACGCTCACCGAAACCGGGGCTTACAATCGTGGCGGTTATGATTTGGATGAGCAGGCCTATTTTGTCAATGGTCAGAAGCTTTACCGCGTTGACTACACAGAAGATGCGTTTGGAAATCGTACCTATACCAATATTGACGTCAGCGGCCTGGAGCTAATTCTGGGTTCTGGACTGGTATCCATGTCGTCCAACGATGATCAGCTATGTATTGTTGCCCCGGATTACGACAACCAATTCAATATGTGGATTTACACGGTTGCTGATGGACTGATCCAGGTTTCTGATAGTGATTTTGACGGGCCAGTGCTGAACGTGTCCTTCTCGGACGGCTATTTCATATTCCCAAAGAAGAACAGTAACAAATGGTTCATTAGCGATTTAAGGGACGGTTCATCCTACATAGCTACCGATTTCGCTAGTGCCGAGTCCGATCCAGACAACTTAGTTGTGATAAAACCCCTCCGAGGGCTTGTTTTCGCATTTGGCTCAAAGACGCTTGAGCCATTCCAAAACCAGCCATCCGGGGCCGGATTCCCTTTTGAAAGAATCAATAGCGGGATCTACAACAAAGGCTGCGTGGCGGCTCTGACTGCTGTAGAATGTGACGATAATCTATTTTTTATAGGCGCCGGAAAACGTGAGCGCCCCGGAGTTTGGGCAACCAATGGCGGCAAGCCGGTAAAGGTTTCTACTCCATCCATTGACAGATTGATTTTTAGCGGTGGGATCGACAAGGTGAAAGCGGCCTGGGCGATTCAGTGGGGCGATAAGGGCGATTTGTTTATCCAGTTTACCGTTCCTGATGTATGCACTGTTGTTTATAGCTTGCGCTCAAAGCTTTGGTTTAGAAAACAGTCTGTTGACTCGAATCTAAACCCTCAGCCATCGCGCATTACATCAATGGTTGATGCTTATTCGGTGCTGTTAGTTGGCGACCAGCTTAGCGGCAATATTGGAATCTACTCAGATGAAACATTTTATGAGTATGGCCAAGAGATCCGAAGCTACTTTACAACGGCACCTATAGACAACAACGGCGACCCATTTTCTATTTACGCCGTTGAATTGATGATGGAGACAGGAACCGCGCCAATATCTGGCCAAGGTTCTGACCCTGTAATCAGATTATCAGTTTCCAAAGATGGCGGACGCACGTTCTTTCCAGAGATAACCCGAAAAATCGGGAAGATTGGCGAATACAGAAACCGTATAGCCTGGGATCCCATCGGAAGATTCGAGCGTACCGCCGTACTCAGATTTGATGTAAGCGAACCAATTAAGCGAGTTATTGTAAAGTTGGAGGTTGTCATTGGCTCTTAGGCGATTAGATAGGTCGGTACCGGTTGTTGACGCTGAAGGGCGGCCCACTGAGGCTTTACAGATGTTCTCTGAAGAGCTGGCAAATATGCAATTAATCATTGGCACCGGCTCGCCTGAAGGTATTTTTGTTGCGCGCCAGGGCCGCCAATACATGGATCAAACCGGAAGTGCCGGAGCCTGCCTGTACATCAAGCTTCTGCCTGATATCGCAGGCGATAAACGATTTGGGTGGGTGTTGGCATGAATCAGGGCAAAAGCTTCATTCGCATCTGTGCTGGGCTTAATGTTGCCCCCATTGCTGAGTCGCTTTTAGCTAACCCGCAATTATGGGATGAGCACCCGCACCGGAGAATATTTAACGGATCCCCGCACAGCCAAATGGTGGATATCTGGGCAAGGTTTGGCGATATATCAAAAGGCGGTCCTGGTATTTTGGCCGCGCCGCATGATTCGGTTTGGTATCCATGCGCAGAAATTATTAGCGGACTGAAAGATATTGCGTTTGAAATTATGGCGCTCGTTGACGGTGAGAGACTTGGCGGAATCCTAATAACAAAGTTACCACCTGGTGCGTCCATAGCGCCGCACGTTGATTCAGGGTGGCATGCTGAATACTACGATAAGTTTTATGTGTCCGTGCAAAGCCCTAAGGGATCCGCCTTTTGCTTTGAGGATGGCGAAATAATTTCTAGCCCTGGCGATTGTTATTATTTCCAAAATGACAGAACCCACTGGGTAAAAAATGACAGTGATTCAGACAGAATTTCGATAATTATTTGTATAAAAACCGAGGCATTCAGATGTGCGCAATGATTGATCACACAGAAATAACGTTGCCTGAAGTTGAGTTTATGGTATCGGATGGCATTTTTATTAAGCAGATGTTGCTTGCTACTGCCGGAATATATGTCCCCCAGCATTCGCACACCTATGATCACGCCTCAATGATTGCCAGCGGATCTGTCAGGGTTTGGCAGGATGAAAAATTAATGGGTGATTTTAAAGCGCCCATGCCTTTTGAAATAAAGGCCGGTGTAAAGCACACATTTTTAAGCCTTGAAGATAATACCGTTGTTTATTGCATACACCAAACGAGAAATTATGAAGGTGTATCTATTGAATCTGAGCACAACCATGTAAGCGATAATATTTTATCGCAAGGGGATTAGTATGCCTTGGGGAGTAGTCGCCGCAGTGGGCGCCGCAGCAATTAACTCAAATGCGTCAGGCAATGCTAGCGATAAAGCCGCAGATTCAGCAAAAAAAGGAATTGCATCAACTGAATCAATCATGAATCAAGCCAGGACGGATGCGATTAATTTGTTTTCCTCTGGCGGAGCATCATCGAAAGCGGGAACTGGTAGTGCGTTGAATTTCTACCAAAACAATGCGGTGGCAAAACTAAACCCTTTTATTCAGGGGAATGTAGCCGCGCAGCAAGTTCTTGGCCAAGGCGCTACGCAGGCAAATAACGCTATTTTGGGCTTGCCTGTCGATATGAATTTCGCCAGATCGCAGAATTTAGGTGCTGATTATTCTGGAATTGTTTCCGCAAAAATGCCCAAGCTTGGAGAATCATATATAGACCAGCAGAAATCCTATATCGCAGAGCAAGAGCCGATAATTGCCGCCGCCCAGCAAGCCGCCGCCGAAGAGGCTGCAAATAAAGATGCTGCGATGCAGCGCGGAAGAAATACACAAGCACGTTTTAAAGGGTGATTTATGGCTAATACGATTGGTTATGTACCTATGGGGCGGCCTGCAATCCAGCAGCTTGGGGTGGGCGTGGCCGCTCCGCCAGTGATGGGGCCCGGCTATCCTGTGCCGCCAGCGACAAATCAGCCCGCAGCAGTTCAGCCTACGCAGGTTGCCCCGCAGGCAGTTCCGCAAACTGGCCTTATCGGCTCTGAAAACGCGCTATTGGGCGGCTTCACTGGTGCCATGCAATCTCTTGGCGAAGGTGCGGCGGGCGCTAATAATGCTCTCGGTGCTTACGCCAACCAAGCTACGCCAGCAGGCATTCAGAACGCAGGGGCGAACGCTACGCAAATGCAAGCAGCCTATACAGGCGCGCTTGGTAGTGATGCCCAAAAGGCTGCTTTTGAGCAATATAACGCATCGCCAGCACTTGGCTATCAAACCAGCCAAGTTAATCAGGCCCTAGAACGATCAGCGGCGGCTCGCGGCGGCTTGCTCAGTGGAAATGTATTGTCAGAAATTGGCAAGCAAACCCAGGGGCTATACCAGCAGGATTTTCAAAACAATTTCAATAATCTTGGCCGCGTGAGCGATACCGGGTTAAGCATTGCATCAAAGATTGCCGACCTATCCACAACACTTGGCCAGAACAAGGCGCAGCTATATTCCCAAACCGGTGAAAATCTTGGCGCGGGCCGCACTAATGCGGGCCTTGCCATTGCGCAAAATGCGTCTACTACGGCAAACAATATTTCCCAGCTCCTTAAAGAGCAAGGTATTGGTATTAGTGACAGCATGTCATCCGACATTACAACCATTTCCAATTTGCTGCATGAGGCGGGAATGCAGGATGCCGCAGATGCTAAATCATTGGCACAAATCCTTGCCAACATTTCCGGCGGCCAAGCAAGCAATCTTCAGCAGGGTTATCAAGCTGTTGGTGATGCTCAGGCTGCTGGAATATTGGGCCAGAGCGCAGCAATTCAGAACGGGATAACCCAGGCTGCGCAGCTTGGGGCTTTCACTCCAAAAACCACCACAAATCCAGCCCCAGCAAATACCAGTTCGCAGGTCGGTACTGGCCAGCAATACGCTAACGTCTCATAGGTGAATTTATGGCTAGCAATATTTTAGGCGCTATAGCAAATCCTCAAATCGCTGATATCGCCGGTGCTCTTGATTATCGTGAGAAAAAGCTTGCTGACGATGAGGCTCGCCGCAAAGAAATACGCGTTAACCAGTTGGCCGGGCAAGCGCTGTCTAGCGGACTTAAACCTGGGACACCGCTTTATCAGCTTGCCAGCGAGGCGCCGCAGAAATATTTGGTCGTGTCAAAAGCTATGGGCCTTGACCCTTCAGACGGATCTGGCGTTCACCAAATGACGGTAGATGCGAACACGATTAACAAGCTTGCGAATGCTGGCGATATCCAAGGTGCTGTTAATTACATGCAGTCAGAACTGGAGCGCCGTCAGCAAATGGGGGTTAGCTCTGATTATTTGGCAAAGGGTTTGGAGGCTGTTAAAACTGATCCGCATAAGTTTTTTAATTCAGTTGCTTTGCTTGACCAATCATTTAACCCTACTCCTGTTAAGGAGGGCTACACCCTGGGTGCCAATGATCGTCGATTCAATGCTAAAAATGAATTGGTTGCTTCGGGGGTTCCAAAAACCGAAAGCGGTGCCGGTGATGCTTCCACGGCACACGCAAAAGATTGGGCCAAATATCAAGAGCTAAAAGAAACCGACCCGGAAGGCGCCTTTCAGTTTGGCCAAATGGTTGGCTTGGTTTCCCGTGAGGGCAAAGAGTTAACTTCAGGCGTTACTAAAATGCTGGACGATCTTACCGAAGAAAACCGCATAGCTAACTACAACGTTACCCGCTACACCGGATTGGCCAAAAAGATCAAAGATGCAGCTTATACGGCGGGCGCGGCTGGTGCCGGATCGGAAATGGTTAAATCTATTTTTGGTGATGAAGATGAAATCACATCGCTCAAGAAAGAGGTGTCCGCCATTCGTAATAGCGAGGCACTGAAAAGCCTTCCTCCTGGCTCTGCGTCTGAAAAAGACGTTGAGATGGTTATGCAGCCCATGCCAAGCATGAATAGCGACCCTAAATATGTTGCCAAGTGGCTTGAGTCCTACGCAAAAGTTAGTTCTGCGGCTGCAAAATACACTGAGGCAAAATCAGACTTCATTGCCAAAAATGGCTCTGTTCGCGATAAAGAGGGGAATACCTTTATTAAGGCTTGGAAGGATGAAAACGAAAAATCTGGCAAGACTTTATCTGCGGCGGATAGATTAAAGCAGTTGGAGAATAACTAATGCCAACAAGGGCTGAATTATTAGGTATAGCTCGCCAAGCCATTGCTGAGGGTGATGAAGCCACTGCACACAAAGCAATGGATATGATCGACAAGGCTTCGGGATCTTCGCCCACTGTTGGTGGGCGCAATCCAGACATACCGCAGGTTGACGAAAACGGCGTATACATACCGCAAGAACGTAGTGCTTCGCCTAAGCAGGAGCGCGAGCTGTCGCTTACTGAAAACCCGATTGTGGGCGCGGCCGAGGCTGGCATTGCCACTGTGGGCGGTTTGGCTGGACTTGGCGGCCAGATTGCCGGAACGGTTAAAGGCATTGGCCAATCCGTTGCGGACGGGACTTTCGGCACCCAAGCAGGCGCACAATCAGCTAGCGAAGAGGCCTTGCGACTATCGCAGAAATTTTCAGCTCCATTTCAGCCGCGCACGCAAACAGGGCAGGAATATACACAAGAACTTGGTGAGTTTGCAGAGCCATTTGCCGCTGCTGCCCCATTTGCGCATGAGCTTGCAATAATTGGCAATTCTGCGCGTGCAGCCCTTCCCATGGGCACCCAGGTATCGGATGGTGCGGCTCAAGCAATAAGAAATATATCTGATAAGAAGGCTGTGGAGCCTGCTGCCGCCGAGCCAATCGCACCAAAAGGCCCGCAAGGGCTGGCTGACGCCTTCGCTAATTCGGGGATGAAAAACCGTGTCGATGAAATAACATCAAATATAACTTTAAACCCTGAAAGGGTCGCAGCGGCAAAAAGACTAGGTTTGGAGCCACCGATTGCCACGCTTTCCGATGATGCTTCGTTGCATGAAATTGCCGGTGCTTTAGCGGCTAGCCCAGGTTCAAAAGCTGCGGCAAACTTGGCTGATTATCATAAGGCGTTAACCGATAGATCGAAGCAGCTTATTGAAGAGGCTGGCGGCGACCTAGATAAAGGCCTTGTAAGCAATCAGCTAAAAGACAAGATAGATGCAAATATAAAATTGCTTAGCAGTCAGAGCGGCGATATCTACAAGCAAATAGATGCTGCCGTACCTGCTGACACTATTGTAAATGCAAAACCGTTATTGCGTGAGCTTAATTCTCGAGGGAGTAAAAGCCAAAATGGAATTTCTGGCTTATCGTCTGTTGAAAAAGATGTTTATAAAACCTTGCAGGGCAAGCCCACCTATTTTGATATTGATAACTTACGCAAAGATATAGGCGAATCTATTGGCGGGATAAAGGGAAGCTACCCGACTGCCTCCAGCTCCACGCTAAAAGATATGTACGGCAAGCTAACCCAGATTCAAGAGGGCGTCGCAACTCAGGTTGGCAACGGTGCTGGCAGCTTGTGGGCACAAGCCAAAGAGTTAGATAAAAGTCGTTTTGCACTTCAAGATAATGCGCAGTTTTTGTTTGGTAAGGATTTAAATGGCGCTGTCATTCCAAAAGTTGAGCAAGGGCTAAAGCAGCTAGCCAAAGGCGACCCGAAAATATTGAATGCTGTTATAGAAAATATCCCTGCCGAGATGAAACATAGAGTGTTGGTAAGCGGGCTTGATGGAATGTTAAGCAAGTCCGCTCAGGGTGAGAATGCTATTAGCCCAGCTCAGTTTAATAAATGGTATGGCGATCTATCACGCTCCCAAACCAATAAAAAATTACTGCATGATAATTTGCCGGAAGGTGCGGGGCAAAGGCTTGATGATATGTTTAAGCTATCTCAAGGGATGCAAAATGTTACAAACAAAGTTGTCAGAACTGGCATTGTCCATGACGCATTCAAGAATTTTGATAAGAATGGCGGCCTTATTGATCGTCTTTATAATACCGCAGACAAAATAGCAAATGTTCCAATTATTGGGGCTTATGCTGGAGCGCCTGCGGTAAGGCTTGGATCTAATGTTCTAAAAATGGCCGCAAAAGAGAAGACGCCAGCAGTACAGGCCGCCGACGATTTGCTTGCGGATCCAGCCTTTAGGACTGCGGTTTTAAGCTATGAAAAAGGCTCTAAGGGAAAATCAGCAGCTCAGGAAAAGCTTAAGCAGAGGCCATCTTACAAAAACTTTATAAAATCCGTTAACAGTATTGACGATAAAACAGCCGCTTTAATTGTCGGCGGCGGACTGGTTCCTTTTCTGATAGATAGCGAGAGCGTGCAAGATGACGAATAGATTTGTAAACCCAATCATTAAATATACAACCTCCACGCTTAAAACAATGCCAGGAGCGGAGCTTTATTTTACAACTACCGGAACCAGCACGCCTCGAGTAACCTATCAGGATTTTAATGGCACCATCCCGCACGCTCACCCAGTTGTAGCGCTGTCTGATGGCCACTTCCCGCCTATCTTTTTAGATGGAACTTACCGCGCAGAATTGAAATATCTTGGCGTAACGCAGCCAGGGTGGCCAGTGGATAACATTGGTGCGACTAACGCCCCAGCCCCACTTGATGATTGGAATAGCGCGTTCAGTTATTCCACTGGGCAGCTTGTTACGGCGGCAAATGGGAACCGTTATGAATCGCTGCAAGATAATAATTTAAATAATGAACCTTCAGCCACACCGCTGTATTGGTCGCAAATCTTCCTGAACGGGAATGTTGACACATGGCAGCAGCTGGATATTGCTGCGCGCAGTGGTGCGGGCCCCAAGGCAGATGCTGAATCAGCTATTCGCTATTCCCTGGATATGCCGGAACCTACTGCCGCTGCTTTTGTGCGTGGCAATGCCGATGGGTCCTATGTAAACCGTAATTATGGCGAGACTCGCCAAGATCTATCGATCGATAACACTAACAATACCAGCGATGCAAATAAGCCAATTTCTACAGCTACGCAAGCAGCTTTGGATTTGAAGGCCAGCATTAATTATGTAAACACGCTTGATCTTTTTGAGCTATCAGACGCCGAAATAGCGACCAGCGTAACGCCTACGAATTTCTTTATCCCGTCCAATATTATTGGTGTGGTATTGCAAAAGCGCTATGCAACTTACGCGGATGCGGTGCTAGTTGCGGATAACGCTGGCCTGCCAATCATTGGAACCGGTGCGGGCAACATTACTACAAACGTAACATTTGGCCGGGGGGCCATGGCAGCGAATACAACTGGCTCGTTCAATATCGCAATAGGTCGCTCTGCGCTTGCTGCGGGTATGGCTGGCGACAACAATATCGCGATAGGCTACAACGCTCTAACTGCCTACATTGGCGCTACTGGATCATTGCAGGGCCAGAATACAGTTGTAGGCTCAAACTCTGCATATACTGTAACTACTGGCGGTAATAATACGGTAGTTGGCAATAACGCCTTTATGGAGGCCACCACTGCGAGTTACTGCACTGCTATAGGTCAGGGCGCGCTAGCCTACCATGCAACCAATGTTAGCTACTCTGTTGGCGTTGGCTATCATGCGCTGCTTAGATGTAAGGCCGCAGGCAACACCGCCGTGGGTACGATAGCCCTAGGCTCAAATGGGGGTGCAGATTTAACCGGCATCGCAAACACTGCACTGGGTTATTTTGCCTTGGCTTCAACCACAAGCGGAGCCACTAACACCGCCGTTGGGTATGAGGCTTCGCTGTCATCCACAACTGCCAGCGACTGTACTGCTATTGGTCATGGCGCGCTTAACGCAAACAACGCTAACGGCCTAACAGCTATCGGCAAATCTGCCCTTGTTCTGAATACCAGCGGCACCGGGAACACGGCTGTTGGCCGCGCTTCGATGCAGTCAAATTTAACCGGATCAGAAAACACAGCTGTTGGTGAAAATTCTCTTCTCGCATCCACCGGAAACAGTAGTGTTGCAGTCGGTAAAAATGCTCTGCAATCGTTAACAAACGGCGCAAATTGTGTCGGTGTTGGTCACAGCGCCTTAGCCAATGTTACCGGCACCGCAAACACGTCTCTTGGTTTTGAAACTGGGCTAGGAATTACCACCGGAGATAGCAATACAATGATAGGCTTTCGCGCCGACTCAATCCTGGCCAGCACTAATGCTACTTCAGTGGGTAATACAGCTTCTTGCATCGCAAGCAACCAAGTCACCCTTGGCAACGCTTCTGTTAGCTCATTGAGATGCCAGGCAACCAGCATCACCTCCCTATCTGATCGCCGCGATAAAACAGAAATCGAGCCTTTAGATTTGGGTCTTGATTTTATCAACGCGGTAAAAGTTCGTAAGTATATCTGGGATCGTCGCGATGGCTCTTGCTCTGGTGTTGCAGAGGCTGGAATTATTGCGCAAGAGCTTCAAGATTTACAGCGTGATTTTGATGCGGAATGGCTGAATATGGTGCTTGAAGTTAACCCAGAGCGCCTAGAAGCTACGCCGCATAAAATGTTGTTTCCGTTGATTAAGGCTGTGCAAGAGTTATCGCAAAAGGTTGATTCTTTGCAATCTGAAATTAATGTCTTAAAGCATTCTTAGTTGTGAGTAGTAGCTATGAATAACGTAATCTGTAGTCTCGGTGGTCGCCGCTTCCTGCTTACTGTGGGCTGCGGCATTGCCACTTCTATATTGTGCTGGTACGGGAAAATCAATGATGTAGCGTACTCGGCGGTGATCATTGCCACCGTGGGCGCTTACATCACCGGGAATGTTGTTCAAAAATCCAATGAGGCCAAAAATGAACCCACTCCAGCTGATTAAGCCTTATCTGTGGGGCGGTGCGATATTCATCGTGCTTGCCCTGCTGCTGTCAATATTCTGGCTTCGCGATAGTCTGCAAGACGCAAAGACAGAAGCCGCAACGGAGAAGGCGGCGAAGGTCGAAGCCCTGAACAAGATAACCAAGATTGAAGAAGATGCAGTTAAAGAATCAAAAAACCGAACTGACTACCTATCAAAACTGGAGCAAGCCGAAAATGAACGCAAACGCCTTGAAAAATGTATTGCTGATAAGTCTTGCGTTGCAACTATTCGGGTGCGCCAGCCAGTCTCAACCTGTGCCGCAGCCCAAGCGGATAATCCCGCCGGAACTCTCACAACCTCACTCGAGCTTGATCCCGACTCTGCAAGAGCTTATACAAATCTCAGAACCGGCATCGAGCAACTAGAGGCTAAGTATGCTTTCTGTCAGGAAACTTTATCCGCTTGGGCTAATTGATTTAGCAATACATCAGGCAGCATATCTATGCGTAAGCAATTAGGCTTTATGCATTGCACATAATCAAGATAAGAATCTATACCTCTGATAAAAAAGGGGCTACTGCAATCAGGGCATTCGTAATTATTTAAGTCCTGCTTGCAGGTTCCTTTTACCTTCCCTTTCAGGAAGTTTTCTCCAGCATTAAAGTTCATGGAAATACTCCTTAGTCACTTGAATTAAGCGGTGCCCACTTTTGCACACCCTCTATAGTCTCGCCGTATTTATAAAAGCATGGCTTTCCGCCAAGCCGCCTGCCATAAAATGCCGTTTCATCTTTGAATGGCTTAACAAAAACTTCAATACCAATACTTCCATCACGCATGTTGCACTGTGGTTTTTTCTTATTAATATCGAGCCATTCCATAAATTCACCTTAAAATTAATTTAAGTAATACGATGAAAGCTTGCCGGTTTCTATCATGTAGGCGTTGCGCGCCCACCTCTTTGGCGCCTGCCTTGCCGCCAAGCTATCCAAAGCCTCTTTTGCCGCCTTTTTGTAGTCTGATTCCTCCAAGGCCTTCCACATCTTTTTAAAATCAGAAACCCCGGAAAGGCCAAGCTGATACGCCATGCTTATTAAAGTCGCCCTTCTGATTTCCGACTGCGACAAGTAAATTTTACCAATGCGTGCCATGGATGAAATCCTAGAGTCAAGATGCTCACACTTAGCTAGCAGCGCATCCTCACCATCTGACACGCTCATAACCGCAGTTGGCAATCTATCCCCCTTCCCTCCGCACTTGAAGCCGTAGCCTATGGTCGGATAACCTTCGGTGCAATAGTACGCCTTTGGCCTCCACCCCTCGTCTGACTTTAGTATTTTGATTGCTATTTCAATCATTTTATTACCCTTGCGGAACGCAATTGTTTATTTTCAAACTCAAGATTTTTTACTTTTGCTTTTAGCGACTCAATTAAAATATCTTGCTTTACAAGCAGAGCAATCTGTTCTTTTTGTATTGAGTCAATCGTGGATCTTTTCATTAATCAGCCGCCATAATGGTCTGATAGAAATCAAATCCGCTGCCGTCAACGTACACTTTGAGAGAATACGCAAGAAGTCTTGCGATTCAACCACCTACCAATGGCAAATGATTGGCAACCT